GTTTACTGTGTCGCCAAAATTTTCAATTTCCCCAGCGTAATCAGTGTTAGTAATATCTTCTACAACTGATGCACGTCTGAAAAACTTTTGAACCTTCTGACTATAAATCGCTGGAGCCCAATTACCCGTAGGTAAATTCTGGTAGCCAGCTGCTTTTCCCATTGTTGCCATAATGATTGCCTATTGTTTATAGTTGTTATTATTAAGGTTGGACTCTACCTTCTCTAATAGCTTCATCAATTTCGGATTCAAACTTAGCAAACGTTCTTGGGTTCATCTTAGCAATTTCAGAGTTAGACCAGATTTTCTTTGTAGGAATCTCTGTCTCTGTTGCTTTAGTAGTTTTAGTAACAGCTTTAGCTGCTTCCTTCTTAATAGATGTTTCCTGTTTTTTAGTTAATTTGCTAGTACCATTGTCCATTTTATAAAGGTCAATTGCTCTTCCAGCTAATTGTGCGTTAGATGTATTTTCATACAACCAACTTTGAATAACTGGATCTTGTTTACTAGCCCATTGATGAAACTCGTCTTTTTGACGAATCTCACTAAAGTCAGGATGCATCTTTAACAATTCTACTTCAGCTTTTTCTTTGCTTATCTGTTCCTGTTGAGCTTGTAGATTTTGGTATTTATCCTCAATCTCTTTTGCTCTAGTATCAGCTTTTGTCATAGCTATGGTTTCAACCATATCATAAACATCAGGATACTCTTTTCTCCAAGCCTCAAGTTCATCTTTAGACTTAGGTGGAACAAACTCTTTAGTAGATGTTTCCAATTGCGTTCTTAAAGTTCTAACCTCATCTTTGTGCTTTGATAAAGTAGAATCGTAGTGTTTCTTCAAATCGTCATAACGTTTTTTAAAAACACGGTCTTCTGCATTTTCAGGGCGTTCAGTTGAAGGAGTAGCTTCGCCATCGGAGCTTGCAATTTCTTCAGATGTTTCTGTGTCCTCTTGAACGGTTGCTGTTTCTGCTTTCTCTAAATGATATTTACCTAATTCACCTTTTGCGAATGCTTCAACTTCTGCATCATCAGCGTCTTCTCGTTGCTTTTGATACATAGCTTTGCCTTCAGGCTTCTTAAATAGTTTATCATCTTTTTTAACTTCAGGAGCCTTAGCTTCTTCCGTTAATTTTTTTTCTTCTTCCATTATTTTTCCTCTTAGGTTGAGTGCCTTATGGATAAGGGTAGCTCACTTCCATAATTTGTGGGCTGAATTTATGCTAGTTCTGACTGACCTTCATCTATTGCTGCAGTCTCTGGAGCAATTTCTGAATCGGCATTAGGGTCTTGGACCATCATACCATTTGGGTTAGCCTCTGACATATTTTCAGGTGGCACATTTGTATTATCTGATTGTGACTCAGATAATTCTGTAACGAATCCTTGTACGGATTCTTGCTCGCTAGAACTTGGATATTTCTTAACGGCATAATTCTTTACTACTGATACTGGTAATACAACATTCTCTTCTTGACTTGTAAATTGATCTATTACTGGACTAGCATCAGGTGAAATCTTTTTCATTATATTTGCTAAACTTGGAGATAATACCATATCTAATTGTATTTTTTCTTCTTCAGATAAAGCATTTAATTTTTCTATAACAGCAGGATCTTTAGGTTCTGGTCTTTGTGCCATAGCTGCTGGGGGTGCTTTTTGTTCTTGTGGTTGAGCTGGTGGTTTTAAGTTAGACATATCAGGTGCATCTGGTGTTTTTATACCACTATTCATTAAACCTGTTGTTGTTACTTCACCTTTTGGTCCTATTGCCATTATGCTCTTCTCCAATGTGTTAAATTATATTTACTAATTTGTTTATCACTTACAAAGTTACCTAATGCCCAACATACGGGTTCACCTATACCTGCATATATTCTACCTAGTAAATCAAACTTACCTTCGTTTAATCTCCATGCAATATCATTTGCTCTGTGTTGTGCAATATGTTTCCATATCTTTCTATATCTAGGATACTTCTGCATATGTTTTACAGTTGGTTCTGCCCAAAGTAAATAACCTTTAACATGTGTTATAGATAATGTTTTAAATGTAAATTTTGTATCTCTTATCCAATCTTTAGTAGATAATTCTCCTGTTCTGTGTAGATCTGTGCATATAACTCTTCCGCTATCTGAACCACTACTTCCACCTTCTCCACCAGTTGCTCCTGGGCTTGTATCAGTTGCAGTTTCTTTTGCTTGTTTATATGATCTAGCATCATTTTTCATTTTTTCAGTTTTAGCAACAAATCCTGTAGGATCATTATCTTTAGTATATCCTTTTTTAGCTGCTGTTTTTTCTCTAGTAGATATTCTTTTATTTCCAGCTCTTTCTAAATTACCAAAATCTGAAGTTCTATTCATACCTGCATATAAATCTGTTGCAGGGTTACCTGCTATTCTACCATCTTCTCTAACATTAAAATGACCTTCGTTAACTCTTTGTGTAGCTGTTTTTTCTGGAGCTATTGCACCTAATACTGCACCTAATACATTACCTGCCATTTTTATTGGTGAAAGATTAGATAATTTTTTTAATGTATCTGAAGCTTTTGATTTTACTTTTGAAATAACTGGTTGTAGACCTGTAGGTTTTTCTGGTGTATATTTACCTTGTGCAAATTCCTGTTCTTTCATTGCCATTGTAGGACTTTTGTATGTGGTATCAGTAGTTTGAGATGGTAATCTTGCACTACCAGCTGCACCTGAAATTAAGTGTGGATCTGATGCTTTATCACCTTTTAAACTTGCACCACCAGCTGCATTTGAAGCTAAGAATTTTCCATCAGTTTTACCAGTATCAATTTTAGTCATAGCATCACCAGCTTGTCTAACTGAAACATCTTTTACTTCTGGAGTCTTAAGCATAACACCACTGTAATCTTGACCACCACCTTTACCCATATCTTCTGTTTGCTTAAATAATTTTTTATATGGATCTGCTACTTCAGTTTTTTTTTCTTCTGTTTTAGAAGTATCTGTAGTAGTAGTTGTAGCATCACTAGTTTTTAAATCAGGTAAATTTAATTTATTTACTTGAGCAAAACCTACTGACTTTAATTGATAATTACCACTAGAGTCTTTTTCTAATTCGTAAGTACCACCTCCAGTTCTAGATGTATCCCAAGTTTTTACTGCCATATTATTCCTTACTGCGTTTTATTGTTTCTTTGAGGCTGAGTATCTTGCGAAGTAAAACCAGCTTCCCCTGGCATCGGTACATTGCCTGTTCCGATGTTGCCACCTCCATTTCCTGTTGGATCTGTTGGCGAAGCTCCAGGAGGTACTCCTCCCATATTTTCCATTGGACCTGGTTGTCCACTATTGCTTGTATTCGTTTGATTTCCATTTGCCATCCCCATTATGTGTGCATATATAGCTGCTTTCTCTGGATCATTAATCAATTGATCTGGATCAATATCTAGTGACTTAGCAACTTCTTTTAAACATGTATGCCATTTAACAAACGGTGCTAACGATGGGTTAGACGCTGTTTGCATAAATGTCATTAGTCTTTGTGATCTTACTTCTTTCTGCATCAAAGAAGATGTTCCTTGTGCTTTAATATCTAGATCACCTTGTATCTCAGGTCTTTCACTATTGAATTGCATGTTCCAATGAAACAATGAATTACCTAGGGGCTTTAATAAATAGTCATCAATATTTTTAATAACTGTTTTAATACTTAATGCTGCAGCTCCCATCAACATAGACATACCTGCTGCAGTTCTAGTTGTAGACTGAACACCAGTTGTACCATGTGAGTATGATGGAATACCAGTTGCTTCATCAGCTAACTGTCTAAATCTATCAAACATCATTAAGTTTTCATTAGAAGTATTTGGAAACTTAACACCATGAATTGCTGCTCCTGGTTGTCCACTTTGTCTTCTAAATATTTTACCAGGAAATACTTTCATATCTTGACCTGGTACTAACATAGTTTCATCTACGTCAAATACTAAGTTACCTGATAGTGCCAAGTTATCAATTGCCATTCTTGCATGACCATTCATAACTTGTTGTGAATCTTGCATGTTCTCTGGTATACCTACACCAAAGAATTGATAAGGGTTTAACTCATATGGACAAACCATATAAGGTATTCTTTTTGGTGAGAAAGGATTTTCTACTACTCTTAAAACTTTACCACCACATATCCAAACATTAACTGATACAACATCTAGCTCATCATCATATTCAAAATCTAATTCATCTGCTAACTGTTTACTTATTGTACCCCAATATTCTAATACTTCAAATCTGTTTTTATATAACGTTGAAACATTTTCTCTATCGTATAAAGAAGATTCATATCCTCTTGTTTGATAGTTAGGTCCCATCTCTAAACATTCTCTAATCTTCTCTGAGTTAAACAGAGGTTTCTTTGCAAGTGCTGCAAATTGTTCTCTATTAAATGAATGTCTTTGAATTGCATATTCAGCATCGTTCATGCTTGTTGCATTAGGATCTGGATAGAAATCCCAACATGATACTGCTTCAATACCTGGTACATCTTTGCCAACTTCTAACATAGCTGATGCCCCAGTTTCCTCATCTCTAGAAAACTTGTATTGAGTTTTTACATTCGTAAATGGACCTTTTAAAATTCCTGTTCCTAATAAAGCCATTTCAAAAAATACATGTCTCATTACAGAGATTGCATCAGTTTCTTCTAACTGATCGTGAATTACTTTTTGCATTTTAGCTGCTGCCATTGCAGCTGGCTCTATTTGTGGTTGGGTTTTTAAATCAGGAGCATCTCCTTCTTCAAACCCTAAATTCTGATATTGTTGTGCTAGATCTTTCATTAAAGATTCTGCTGTAGCACCAGCGGGTAATCCACCACCATCACCAGGGAATCCATATGGACTATCCTGTTTAGGTTCTGCTTTTGGATCTTGTTCTTTTTTATTTGGATTTAAGTAAGCATACTCTGGTGTACCTTCTGGTACTGATGTAGGACTTACACCAATTGGAAACTTACCACTTGAAAATAATACTTCAATGATTTGACCAAATGCAGCAAGAACTTTTGTCTTTGTTACTTTAACAAATACTTTAGATTTCTCACTATCACGAAAAGCCATTTCAGGACCATATAGTCCTCTGTAATTTCTGTAAGCATGTAACCATCTTTTTTCATCATGAAGTCTAGATGTCTCTGCCTGTTGGAACTTCTCTCTTACGTATCCAACGAATGGATCGTAATTATCCTTTTGGTCATTATCCATTTAATCCTTTTTAAATCTACCTGTTGTTTCTAATTTAGAAGTTGTTTTATCTTTAATTGCTTTTTTTAATTTATCTAATTCTTTTTGTGTTAAAGAATCATTGCCACTCATCATTTTAGCATTTTCTAAATCAACTTTAGAATAACCTTTTAATCTAGTATTATCAATATCTCTTTGAGATATATCTGCTACTTTTACTTTTTCAACTACTTCATCTTTATGCTTCTTAAAAGTTTCAGCTAAATCAGCAAATTTAGGATGCTCATTAGCGATATTTCTTTTAGATCTATCAGTAAGTGCCATGACTAGTAATCTTTTTGTTCAGCCATTCTAAAGATAGAAGGATCAACTTTACTTTTCTTAGCTGCTTTTTCTGAACCAGATCCTAAATCACCCTGTTTAACTTTTTGGTTAGGGTTAATTTCTAATCTGTCATTTTTAGATTTAGCAACATCTGGTGCAAGTTCTCCATGTTTGTATCTTGTATTTATGTCCATGTTATTCTCCTTTTTTAATTTTTTTTGTAATCCAATTAGATTTCTTTTGTTTACTTATTTTTGTATAACCATAAGATTTATTATCAGATTTTTTACTAATCCACTTAGATTGTGGAGTTTCTGGTTTAACAGGTCCT